TAGGAACTAGATTCGGAAAACTTGTTGTGGTTTCATATGCAGGTATTGGTAAGTGGTATCACGCATCTTGGAATTGTACTTGCGATTGTGGTAAGAGTGCGGTTGTATTAGGTTCTCAACTTCGTCGAGGTACTGAGAGTTGTGGGTGCCTATTTACAACAGCAGGTCGCCGAGCCCACAACTTTAAAGACCTGTCTGGATTAAGTTTCGGTCGTTGGGTAGTTTCTTCAATATCTGAAGTAAGGGTGATGAAGAATAAAAAGAAAGCAACATTTTGGTTATGTCGTTGTTCTTGCGGATTGGAGAAGTTCGTTCAATCAGCTCAGTTGGCTTTTGGCACTAGTACAAGATGTAAAAAGTGTGGTTCTCGAAGATTACCCGTAGGTGAGTGCGCTCGCAGAACAGTTTTACAGGCATATAAAGACGAGGCAGAAGATCGGGGGTATTCTTGGACTATAAGCGACACAACATTTGATCTTCTTACAAAAATGAGTTGTTCATACTGCGATTCGGTGCCGTCGAACAGGCGCAAACTTCCTGACGGTAGTTCTTTTATTTATACAGGAATTGACCGCGCAGATAACACTCGCGGTTATGAGTCAGATAATGTTGTCCCGTGTTGCCGTGTTTGTAATCGCGCTAAAGATGTGATGTCTGCCGAAGAGTTTATTGCTTGGGCGAACCGAGTCGCCAATCATACAAGGAAAGGAAATGCAACTCTCCCCCAAACTAACAGCTAAAGCCCAATCTCTCATGCAGGGCGGCGCAATCCAGAAGTTCTTCGGTTTCTGGAATGGTAGATGTACATTTTTTGCGATAGCCTTCTCTGTCGTGGGTTGTTATGGCTGGCTTGTTCTAGGCCGAGACATGACATCGTTTGCGCTGTTCGCAGGCGCGATACAGGCGCTACTCGTGGCCCATTCAATTAAAGAGGACGTATCAGCACAGAAGCAAGAACAGCAACAGAATGTCAACGTCACGGTGGAAACGCCCAAGGACAGTTAGATGGACATCAAGAAAGCGCTTACGTATCTCGGCTGGCCCGTTCTCCTTCTTCCTACGCTCGTGTTATATCTCGGCGCAGGAATGAATGAGGCGGTTGTGTGGGCAAACGGTGGGCAGATGCCAGTAAGTGCATACTCGTGTCAAGTTCGCATGGACGCAAAAACTGCGGCTAATGACGGAACACCCGACTACGTTCACAAGTGTGCCGATAAGAATACACGTCTACGTTGGCTTGATGATTGGATGTTGGGTGACGACGGTATCGCTTCGTTAGGCGATCTTCTTCAAGAAACCGCAAGCACATTGAATTATGTTGTTTACCCCCTATGGTTCGCGGGGTGCGGTCTAGCAATCGTTCGACGTAAATATCCCAAATCAACAGACTAATATTGTTCAGGGAAAGAGCGATACCGCAGAGGCCGGTTAAGCCGCGAAGGTGAGCATTCCCCTCGACATGAACACAGCCTCAATTCTTCTAGGAGTTCACATGGGAGCAGCATCAGGAATCACAGCAGCATTGGAAGGAGCAAAGTCTACGCTGAAGGAAGCGAACGCTAAGTTCCCTTCGCCGAAACCTTCAGGCCAGCACGCTAATGCGCCCTATAAGATGGCGCGCAAGGCGAGCGTCGATACACCCACCTCCGCACCAAAGTCGAACAGCGAAGTGGAAAGCGCGGCGCAGGGTTTGGCGGATAAAGCAGCAAACGTAAAGGCGTACCAAGACGCCCAGTAGTACGCACCACCGCAGTACAATAGATGTTGCAGTACAATCAATGGAGAAAGGATATGGCATATACACCTGAGCAGAAGAAGGATTGGAACAAGAAAGCGTGGTCCATCAAGAAGGCGACTCGTGCATTGACGGAAAAAGTTGAACTTGAGCCCGCGGAGGATGTGCAGGACGTACTCGCGCGTGCCGCATCCATGGACGATGAACGGGTGCTGCTCAAGGACGGACAGCCTGAGATCCGCTATCGATACAGGTCCGAAGTTCGCTCGTGCACGCAGTTGGCGATGATCTTTCTCGGCATTAAGCAGGAGCGCGACGAGGAAGAGGAAGACAAGAAAAAGAAAAAGAAGCGCGTACTGAAGCCCTGCTCGGCCAAGATACTGGGCCGACGCATCACTTTTGACGAGTGGCTTGAACTCCGCGACAAGGCACGCAAGGACTTGTTCTGGCTTTGCTATGAACTGTTGCGGCTTCGCTCCCTGATTCAAAGGGTGCACGGGCCTGTCTGCGACATGTTCGTGAAGAAAGATTTTGATGGGGTGTATTACGAAGGCTATACGCTTGAGGATATGCGTGAAGCGATTCACCGTTTTCCTCGCGAGAAGCGCATGCTGCTTCTGTTTCCTCGCGGTTTCTACAAGACGGTTATCAATTGCGCGGATTGCGTACAGTGGTTCTTGAATGCGCCAGATTGCATGATCTCGATTCTGTCAGGTACGGAAGAATTGGCCGACGACTTCTTGGGTGAGGTTAAGAAACGGTTCAACCTTCAGGGCAATGAAGATCCTACGGATTTTCATCTCCTGTTCCCAGAATACATTCTGACCGGCGTCAAGGGTACGTCGAACGAAGACATGTGGTGTCCAGCGGCGATCAATCACCAGAAGGACGCGTCTCTCTGGGTCCGCTCGACCAAGCAAGGTATTTCAGGTAAGCACGCCGATATCCGTAAGATGGACGACGTTGTGACCAACTCGAACTCGGAAAACGAGGACGCGCGCAAATCCCTCAAGACCAAGATCGATTCTTCGAAGTTCATTGTGGGTGGTCACGGATTCACAGACATTGTTGGAACCCGCTACTTCAGCGGTAAGGTTCCAGATTACTACGGCACTTTGATTGGGGCCGCGTCCGAAACCAACCCCTTGAAGGAGTATTGCCGGGGTGTTTGGACGGTCAAAGCTGGCTTCGAGAAAGTCAACATTCATGATCTTGAAGAGCACATGGTTGATCTTCTGTTTCCCGAGAAGATCGGCGAGGGCTTCAACGAGTTGATGGCCGAACTCGGAACGACCGACGACGAAGAGCGTCAATTCCGAAACCAGAAATTGAATGATCCAACCGATGCTGAAATTGTAGATCCTTTCAGGATTACGTTTGACATAGATGTGCTCAAGCACCATGAATACTCGGGTCTGTATCGAGTCGATCCCCGCACGGAAGGCGACATCTTCGTCACCGGTGACTGGGCCTATTCAGACAACAAATGGTCCGACTGGTCGGTGCTGGTTGCGGGCCGAACCTTTAAGCGCGCGAGCGACGGCAAGTGGGGATTCATTATTCTTGAGGTGAAGTTCGGAAAGTGGAAGTACTCCGAATTGGCTTTCCAGATCGTGATGTTCGCGAAGAAGTGGAATCCCAAGAAAGTCATGCTAGAAGAGATCACAGGGGGCGACATCCTGAAGAGGGAGATCGCGTACCGCTGCATGATCCATGAGTATTCGTTTCAGCCTCTCATGATGAAGCCCGATCAGTCCAAGGGCGCCAAGAAGAACCGCATCAAGCAACTCGAAATTCTTCTCAACGACGATCTTATGTTCTTTGTCGGCGGCGACTGGATCGAAGAGACATTCAAGCAGTTCGTGCAGTACAAGGGTGAGAAGAGTACGAAGGCCCGCAAGGACGACATCCCGGACGCGATTGGGTACTTGCATCAGTTCCTTCCGACAAGCCTTCCTAGCCCAGAGATGGCAGCCCAGATGAAAGCGGCGCAAGATAAAGCCATGCGGGAGCACATGAAGAACGCAATTTTCGGCGGCGGGCAGAGCGCGTCAAGTCTCGCGTGGTCGGCAGTTCAGACAGCCGAACAGAAAGAATCACGAAACACCCCGTTCAATATTCCGGGGATCAGACCCAATAGGGGGAGAGCGTAGTGTATAACGAAGAGAAACTTAATGCCGCGCGCGCGACCCTCCAAGAGCGGGTGCTGACACCCATCGGCGAAATTCACACAGAGGATATGAAGAGGGACGAAGATACAGGGACGATGCAGTTTGTCGATGAAGCGGCCTTGAAACTCGTTCTTGACGACGCCAATACCTGCGCCACGTATATCAACGTGAACCAGTGGGCGTCGGGTTGGACTCTCTCGGACGTGATCTATCAGTCGCCCGCCTCGGCGAGCGCCTTTGACGGCGGCAACGTGGCTCAGGCCAACGTCCCTAAGTTTACGGTCAGTAACCACCTGAGTTCCATCGTCCCGAAGATCATGGGCGGAATCTTTTACGAAGATCCCCCGTTCCTTCTGCGCCCCATGCCGGACACGGATGAGGATACGGTCAAGGTCAAGACTGCGATCTATTCCGAACAGCTTTGGGAGATGAAGTTCGAAGAAGAAACCGAACGCCTGCTGGATCAGATGGGTCTCTTAGGGACGTGTATCGCCAAGTGGGGATACGTCGAGTACACCAAGAAAACGAAGCGTTACGTCCGCATCGACGATCCCCTGACGATTGATATGCCATCTGGCGTGCAGCAACAGGAGACACCGGAGTCCGACGAGTTCAAAACCGTTCTCGACGACAGTCTCGTTTCGCACCCTTGGCTCAAGTACTGCGACATTCGTACGGTGATGGTTGACCCATCGTGCCGCTACGGCGACATTCGTCGCGCGCACTACGTCATCTATCGCGACTACGCGACGTGGACAGATCTGGATCATCTGCGCGGCATCGACGGATACAATATCCCGACCGAAGCGGAATTGAGGGCTCTTTTCTTGTCCAACCCTTCGACGGGTGCGGACAACATCAGTTTGACGCTGCCCGAAGGCATGCGTGGTTATTTGCAGCACGCTGTTCCGCGAAGCTATAAGACGACCGCGGACCCGACCGGGAACGCCCTTGAAATCCTCGAACGGTGGGACAACGAGAAGGTTATCGTTGTGTTGTGCTTTAATGGTCACAACGTCCTCATCAGAAACGAGGCGAATCCGTACGGCAAGCTTCCATTCCTGAGCGCAAACTGGCGCAATATCCCAGACGCGTTCTACGGGCAGGGGCTGGGCCAACTCATAGGAAGTGAGCAGCTGGTTGAACAGGGCATCACGAACATCGCCCTCGACTTGCTCGCCTATGGTTTGCAGCCGACCGCGATTCGTAAGAAGGGCTTCAACACTCCGACGCAGAACATCCGCTGGAAGCAGGGCGGCATCATCGACGTCGATGAAGATGTGGACAAGGCGTTCAAGTTCCTGACAATGCCCCCGGTCCCCGGCGAAGCTTGGACATTCATTCAGCAGGCCCAGAGTGCGGGCGCAGCGACATCAGGCGCCAACGAACAGGTTGTGCAGGGTGCAGGCGGCATGGGCAACAAGGCGACAGGTATGCGCTCCGGCACCGGAGCGGCGGCTGTCGTACAGGCCAACGCGTCGCGTTTGGACGGCCCGACAGGAAGGTTCGTTCGGCAGATTTTCATTCCGTGGCTATACATCATGGACGAACTGAACAACGATTGCCTCCCGACTTCTGTTATGCGGAAGATCGCCGGTCAGGTAATGGCGAAGACCTACAAGTTGGATCAGTTCAAACTACGCAACGCCAAGATGGAGTACGAAGTTCTGGCTGGCACGAAGCTGGGCGCTAAGAAGGAAATGGCGCAGTTCCTGCCGATCATGTTGCAGATCTTCAACAACCCGACCTTCACGCAGGACTTGGCCGCAGCCGGATACATTTTCGATCCAGTCGCGATCTTCCGTGCTTTTGCGGATGCAGCAGGCTGGAAGTTCTCTCAGGCTTTCTTGAAGAAGATGACGCCGGAGCAAATGGCAACGGCGAAGTCCAACACCAAGGCAGCCCTCATGCAAATGCAGTTGCAGGCAAAGGGCCAGTCTCAACAGGCGCAGTTCGAGCACGAAGAGACGATGGAAGATTCGAAGCAACTCGGCAAGGCCGGGAACGAAGTCCTCCGTCAGTCTATCGAGCAAGCCACCACGCCCGAGGAAGTTCAGGGCGAGCCCGGCGGTTCGGGGTTCGGTTCCACGCAAGCAATCTAAGTAGGCAAGAAAGGAAGTCCCAATGAGCAGGATGCTTTTACGAGACATGTCAGATCAGGAACAGCTGAACCTTTGGGCCATGACGAAGCACCCGGGTTTCGATGTTCTCGTGGCCTTGATGGATGACGCTGTTCGCGAATCCGCGGCAGACCCCATTCGTCTCGATCCGGTCAAGACAGAGAATTATCCGATGGTATTGGAAAGACTCGCGCTAACGGCGCGCGCCACTAATGATTTCTGCATGTCGTTGCGCAACGCGGTTATGGCACACGTCAACGCCGCGGCGGCGAAACAGAAGGAAGATGAAGAAGAAGCAAAATTGGATGAAGAAACCGACAAGATTCAAAGCACGATTCGGCTTCTCACCCTGCACGACAATGAACAATAAAAGGAGTATCAAATGACAGTATCACCAGAACTCGTGAAGATGTTTGCTGGCGTTCTTGACCCCGCAGTGCCGCCAGCGCAGTACAAGACCCCCGCTATTTCGGAACTGACGTACGCGGACGTTAAGAAGATGAGTGGGCAGCAGATGAAAGACATCCTCGCCCACCCGGAAGGCAAGATTAAGCTTGACGAACTCATTGCCGCAGAAATTGCGCGCAAGGGTGCGAAGGCAGCAGACCTGATCGCCGAACAGGCGGCAGCGGATAGTGAAGCGGCTCGCGTCGCGGCAGAAGCGGAGGCCGCAGCGGGCACAGTATTGGCAGAACCAGTAGCCCCGGCAGCCACGACCCCGACTCCTGAAGAGGAAGCGGCGGTAAAGGCGGCAGCGGACGCAGAAGCAGCGCGTGTCGCAACCGAGACCGAGGCAGCGCGGGTACAGGCGGAAGCGGCAGTCAAGGCTCTTCAGGCAGCTGAAGCGGCCAAGACCCCACAGCGGCATGTCTACGATTACCAAGTGCGCGATGCCGATGGCAACCCGATTGGTAATAAGACCCACCTCGAAGCCACCTCGGCTGAAGAGTTGGAGCAGAAGAAACAGGAATCATATCGGCAGGCGGTTTTGGCGATTGATCGGCTGAAGAAACAGAAGCCGACGTTCCGTCAACCCGAGCCGATTGTGGCGACACAGGCAGAATTGGACGAAGCAGCAGTTAACCTCGCGTCCGAAGACCCGAAAGTCCGCGCAGCAGCCGTTACAAAACTCGCCGGAGCGGCGGTCGAAGTTGAGAAAGCGAAAACGCGTCTCGCGGAGATCAACGCAACTCAGGCAAAAGAAAGTTACACGTTCCTGAGAGAACATATCGGGGACTACAACAACTGCGAAGCGAACAACAACATGTTGGCGAAGTTCCTTGAGGATAATAACCTTGAGTGGACAGCGACCAACCTTGGAATCGCTTTAGGAAACATTGAGGCACAATTGGCTCCCGTCATTCGACGTGAAGTCGCAGCACCAGCATCTGAACCGCCCGCGACCAATCCCGCACCGGCAGTTCAACCCGTTGCAACCGCTACGGCGGTACCAGCAGCGGCGCCAGCAGCGCCAGCAGCACCGGCTTCAACTCCGGCAGCAGCTGTTCCTGCGGCACCCGCAGCGCCCGCAGCCCCTGTCGTTAATCCGACTCCGGCAGCACCGGCGAAGCGTCCCGGGGTCAACGCAGGCCTTGTTCCGGGCACGACTCTCACGGGAGTCGCACCTGTTCCCAAGTCCGCAGCGCAGACCCGAACGGATCTGATCAAAGAACTGAAAACGATGTCAGCAGACGAGATGAAGCGTAGACACAAATTAGATCCAAAGTTCTACGACAAAATCAATGCTCTGTTGGTAAAGAAATAAGTTCGCGGTTGGTTTCGTAACAAAGAGGCTTTATGAGCGGTCCTACACCCTCAGCATCTAACGTCGGAAACGTTCTGACGGCTCAGGCAATTCTGTTCGACAAAGAATTGATCCCGAACCTGAAGGGCGAAACTGACGCATTCGTAACCGTCGCAGAGCGGCGCGTTCAACCCCTGCACATGGGTATCAACCGTACCTTCTTCCAGTACAATACACTGGCCGGAGATACTTCCCAGTCAGCGGACGGCGTGGTCGGTTCTCCGATGGAAGTCACCCAGATCAGTTCCCCCGCGCAAGTCGGCGAGTGGAACAACTATTCCAACTTCAGCTCGTTCGCCATTGCTTCGGCAATCGATGAGTTGGTTGGCAATAGCGCAGTGGAACTCGGATATCAGGCTGGACAGAGCATTTCCGAACTGTACAGCACGGTAGCTGACTCCGCGGCGGCAGTGGACAGCACGGTCAACCAGAGTGGTTTGCTGGCAACGCCGTTCACCCTTGATCTCGCAACGATCCGCGAGATGAAGCAGCAGCTCGTCAGCAATGACGTTCTGCCCTGCAAGAAAGGCAAGTTCATGGGCGCGATCAGCCCGAACGTGTTGGGAGACATCTACAACGCGACGACTGTCAACAACTCAATCGTCGATCTGTGGAAGTACGCCAACATGAGCAAGTTCGACGAAATGGCTGGTTCTGACCAGACGAAAGAAATCGAGTTGCCGGGCACGAACGTTGTGTTCCGTCAGACTCCGTTCGTCACGCAGACTCCGAACTACAGCGGATCGGGTTCCATCGCTTTCCGTACGTATGTGTTCGGTAACTATGCCATGATCGGCGTTTGGCTCGAAGTTCCGGGCGACACCGATTTGGATGAAGGCGATTGGCGCACCATCGACTGCAAAGTCGTGACTGATGCTCCTCCGTCGTCTTTCGATCCGACAGCAACAATCGGCGGCTGGTGTGCTTACAAGTTTCATCGATCTGGTGCCCTCGCGGCGTAATCCGCGATGCGGAATCTTGGGTAATTGGCTTGAACCCCCGAGTGGGGAACAAGGCGGAAGTCGAAAGACACCGTGAGAGACTAAACCCTGAGACGGCCTTTGGGCCGATGCGATAGTCCGACCATACGGAACAACAACCGTATGAAGCAAACAGAAATGATTTGCTCCACTGAAAAGTGAGTAACAATACGCAGACTGTAACGCTCCCTCCGGCGATTGGTCCTGGTACTCAGCGCATAAGATTCATAGATTCTGTGCCAGCTATACAATGATTAAGTAGTAAACATTGATGTGGGTTGCAACCCGCATTCGGTGTTAACCGAGAGGGCGATTGCTATGACAATCGCCCTTCAATCTTTCATAGGAGAACAAATGAGCACAATAGAAGCACGTCGTGCCGCGAATAGGCGTTTTTATCAGAGACATAAAGAGGAAGAGAAAACACGTAGTAAGAAGTGGCGTCAGGAAAATCTCGATAAATATAATATGTGGGCAGAGAAGAATAAGGAAAAACGTCGGGCTGCCAGTCGTAAGTTTGAATATAATATTACCTCTGAAGAATATGAACAAAAGAAAACCGAGCAGGGCGGAAAATGTGCTATTTGTAATCAGCTAGTAGATTTACTCGTAGTGGATCACGACCATTTGTGTTGCTCCAAACGGTGCACATGTGGAAATTGTAATCGAGGACTTCTATGCCGGTCTTGTAATACGTTGATCGGACTGGCGGGCGAATCTATCGATGTGCTTTTGAGTGCAATCAAATATTTGCAAAAGTACAGAAAGGCATAGCATGGCTATTCAGTTAGCAGGAAAGAAACAGAACTGGTCTGTTAACCCAGAGTACAAAGAAATCGCCGACATTCAAAGCGGCGGAATGAACAACGCGACAACGAAAGAGTCTATAAAACAGTTATTGGCTGGCGGGACCCCCGACTGGATTTCACACCCAGAAGACTATAAGAATTTCGTGAAGGAGAGTTTCGCAGCAGAAAAAGAGATGTCGGATCAGCAAGTCGAAGGCTACAAGATGGATCATCAAGACCTGTTGACGGATGAGAAGCCACGCAAGGTTCACATCATCACAACTCGGGACTTCATCAAA